CTTATAATATGAGTGATGCACCGCGTTTTATACGAATGCTCATCTTAGCACCAAGACCAGATCAGATAATCTTATTGCTCACCTTTTTCTTAACGATTTTTACCGATTTGGTAGTTGCTGTAAACGTTGGTGTGGTCCTTGCAGTCTTACAGTTTATGCGTAAAATGGTTAATACCATCGATGTCCATGAAGCGAGTTGTGCTGAATTATCTGAACAAATTAAGCACGAAATAACACTTCATCCTGACATTATGGTATATACCGTGGAAGGACCTTTATTCTTTGGTGCCATCAGCGCTTTTGATAGAGCCTTAAGTTCTATACATAAAGATCCAAAATATTTAATTATTCGTTTTGTAAAGGTGCCGTTTGTAGATTTGACGGGATTACGTATTCTGCGGGGCATTATAGAAGAACTTCAAAAAAATTACACTAAAAAAATTGCTGTAGAAGTAGAAGCGGTAAACAACTACATCGATGCAGAAGAATATCATCAAAAATTTTTCAGCAGCCCATATTAAGGGGATGAAAGTGGGTGAATGTTTGTATCTTGACATCGCCAACTTGCCTAAAGTTGGCACCTACAAATCGTTGTATGGTCGCACTCTTGGACGCAGTTTTGAGTCGTCTGTGGACTGCGAAGCCAGAGTGATAAAACTCTATAGACTATCCTAGTCATGACCATACAAGAGCCTACAATACAAGCAGATGACAGACTTGCTCTAGGAGCAGCTGCAAAGGTTTTAGGCGTGTGCCGCACGACGTTGCGCAACTATATAGCAACGGGTGAAATCGAAGTACACGTGCATCGCTACACTGGAAGAAAGTATATACTAGGAGCATCGATCATTGCATTTTGGCGCGGCGAACCTCTGCGCAGATCCAGACGCTAATAGCCAGAAGAAAGCCCTGACAAAATGGGCTTAAAAATAAGACTCAGTGCAGATTTCAGACACATAGAGTCGTATCAAATATAGCACAATGGAAATAAACGATAAGATCAACAATTAAGCCATCAAATATGATAACAGCGGAACAATTATATCGCGCGACCAATGATGGCTTGGACATCATCCTCATGGTCTACCCTCAAGCACAGGTATGTTTGAGCGATCGCAAAGCTAAATTTAAGTGCCGACTAGGTGAGAAAACGCCTAGTGCGGTGCTTTGGGAGGGGAAGGACACCTCAGGCAACCGCGTGTGGAAAGTGGTGGACTATGGGGACGAAGGTCATGCACTTAGCCCGGTGGACAGCTACATGAAAGAGAGGGGTGTGACTAGATTTGGTGAGGCGGTGCTACAGCTTGCCCAACATTTCGACGTGAGGGATGAACTCAATCGCACGCTAAATCGCTCTGAATGGGTGGAACGTGCTGCAGCAGCTGATGAAGACGAAGGAGCCACGGTCTACAAGCTGATGGAGAAAATACCGACATCTTGGCTCAAAGTATTAGGTCCTAAGGTGACTCATGAGCATGCGGAGGCGTTGCATTGGTATGCTGTCGAGGAGGTGGGGGTCGTGAAAAATCGTCGCGTTAAACTGGAGCGCAGCAACGACAATTACCCTATCTTTATGCGTGAGTGTGTGGTGCAGCGTGCGGATGGTAGTCAGAGTGCGTTTTTCAAGATATATAAGCCTCTCAACCCGGAGAAACAATATAGATTTAGCTACTGCCCAAAAGGGGAAAAGCCACAACGCTACATCAATGGACTGGCAGAGCTAAAGCAAATCTATGATGCCTACAATGAGGCGCAGGAGCGTGATTTTTTCAATGACCCCGCGAACGAAAACAAGGTATATAAGCCTAAAAAGTTGGAGGAGGCGGTGATATGCAGTGGTGAGCGTGATAGCTTATGCTGCAAGAGTATGGGGTATAGTCCTCTGTGGTTTAACTCAGAGACTTATCAGGTGAGCGACTCGGAGATGCGCGAAATCCTGAAGTATGTGAAGGTGGTCTATAATATCCCTGACCTTGACAGCACAGGACGAAAAAAGGGGACAGAACTTGCCTTGAGATACCCTGAAATCCGCACGGCTTGGTTGCCCGAATGGTTGTCTACCTATCGAGACAACAGAGGGAAGCCGAGGAAGGATCTCCGCGACTGGATGGAGCTGCGTAACGATAAAAAGGACTTTGTGGGGCTGTTGTCACTGGCTGCTCCTGCGCAATTTTGGCGCGAGCAGACCAACAAAAAGAGCGGAAAGGTGGATTATTACATAGACACGGTGTCGCTGCTGGCTTTTCTGGAGCTAAATGGTTTCCACACGCTTAAGGATGAGGAAAGTGATGCTCCTCGATTTATCCACATTGAAGGGAGCACAGTTCGCGAGGTGAGACAACGTGATATAAGACGTTTTATGCGCGTATGGGCGGAGGAACGTGAGCTTAATTCTGAGATCCGCAACCTAATCTTAAACTCTCCACGCTTGGCAGGGAGTGCCGTTATCGAGCATTTGAGCGAGGTTGATTTAGACTTTGGTACCTATACTCCTACTAGTCAATTATTTTATTTCCGCAAGACTAGCAGCCAAAATATATCTGTGTGTGTAACTCCCACTGACATAGAAGAGTCCATCGAAAGCACGGGGCATTATGTGTGGGAGGATAATGTGATACCCCACAAGTACTCCAAACTGGCTCCGATGTTTGCTATCTCTGAATTAGATGCAGAAGACTCTAACTCGGTGGATCCAGTGTTTGACATCGAAATCTTAGATAAATCATCACCGCTATTTGGCTATCTGATAAACACTTCTCGCATCCACTGGCGCAAAGAGATGGAGGAGCAATGGACGACCCATGAAGAGAGAGCTGCCTATGCTGCTGCTCATCGTTTCTGTATCGATGGAGAGGGGCTTTCTGTTGCTGAGATTAAGGAGCAGAAGAAAAATCTCATAAATAAGATTTTTGCGATTGGATACATGTTGCACCGATATAAGTCTCCTTCTCGAGCATGGGCACCTCAAGCGATGGATCACAAAATCGGTGAAGATGGTCAATGTAATGGACGTAGCGGTAAATCTTTCCTTTTTAAGGCTTTCGAGACGTTTGGTCGCATGGTCAAATTATCGGGTCGAAATCCTAAGCTCATGGATAACCCTCACGTATTTGACCAAGTGGATAAGTCTACAGATATGATACTGGTCGATGACTGCGCGCAATACCTTTCAATGGGAATCTTTTACGACATCATTACAGGGTCGCTCACGGTCAATCCTAAAAACAACAGATCGTACACCATACCTTTTCACGAGGCTCCGAAATTATCCTTTACCACAAATTATGTGCCGACCGATTTCAACGCCTCGACTATGGCGCGCTTGCTCCCCCTTGTATTTTCCGACTACTACCATCAGCGGACGGAAGAAAATGATTATCTAGAGGACCGGTCTATTCGGGACGATTTTGATCGCAACCTACAAGATGACGGATATCCTACTGAGGACTGGAATAGAGATATAAATTTTATGCTCCAGTGTCTGCAATTTTACCTCTCATTGGCGCATCGCAACGTCAAAATCATGCCTCCAATGGATAATATCCTAACGCGCAAACACAAAGCCGATATGGGTGTCAATTTCGAGGACTGGGCTGAAACCTATTTCTCGACTGATGGTGACAACCTTGATAGACTTATTGTGCGACGTGAGGCTTTTGATGAGTATGTTAAGTTTGCTGGTAATGCGGGGCGTGCTTACTCTATGCAGCGTTTTACAAAGCAACTCAAGGCTTTTGCGATATGCTGCCATCATGTCCACGTGCTTAACCCTGAGGCGTTGCTAAATTCTCAAGGACGCATTTCGCGAAGAGTCGACGGGAAAATGGAGGATTGCTTTTACTTGCGCTCGACAAAGGCTCAAGAGCAAGGATGCGACCTCAACGATAGCTTTTCAGTGGTAGATCAGAGTATGCCGTTCTAGTATGATTGACAATGTATTTTATTCTTTGTACCTATTGATGTGTGTCTGTTACATTGGAGATGCTGTCAGTACTGTACAATATATAATCCGCAAACGACCAGACACGAGACAGATGGATAGAATTTTTCGAGCTTTTATGGGATTTTGGATTTTTGCATTCCTCTTGCTCCTCCTCGATTATCTATTTCTGAAGGCACTGGTACATTTCATCGCGAATCTATAAACATCTAATTGACCCCAAAAATGGAAACAGAAACACTCCGAAAATCAATCCTCAAAATTATGAAATCGCAGATCCGGGAAATCACAGCTATATCGAGTTCTCTTATGACAGAGGGAGCTCGTGACAAGGATGTTGCAGATTTGTTTTCTAATATCTCTGTATATGCTGTTAAGAGCACCGAATGCAGAGAGAGAGTCCGAGAATTGGACAACGATAAGGATATGCTTAGCGAGCTAGATACTTTTGGCAAATTCGTTAGGGCTTTTGAGTTGAAGGCGGTGATTGGTATGGCTCGGCTTGGATTTGAGATTGAGATTGCCATAGTCGCCAAGCAATGACTCGCGCACCTTATTATTACGATGGAGTAGATGTGCGCAGCGCAGACTATTACGAGACTCAGTATTGGCACAAAGAGGAGTTTCGGGACCTCGAACATAAGATAGTCGAGTATCTCCGTACAATGCGGATTGGCAGCTCTCTGTCGTTGGCTAGATATGATGGGCAAAAATTAGCTTGGATTATCTGCATTGTGTGCCACCTCATCGACAGCCAGATACTCCATCACCAACCTGTGGAGTATACATTTTCCGATGACTACACACTCCTACATCGCATTCCCCCTCCCCTCATGATAGAGAGGGATTGGCGAGGTTGTATTATTCCACCTAGCCATTGATTTCCCACCCACCACAAGAGACTCTCAAGCAAAACGCATGGGGGTCTCTTTTTATACTTCTACTTCTATTCCCATTTCAAAAAACCGATTAAACATAACATTAGTTTTTACCAACGGTTAACACATCTGTGAGGCATTAGGACTACGAAATCGCGCTCTGGGGGCTTTTTCCTCTCCCTCCTCCTCTCTTATTTTGTACTATTAGTTTGTATCTTGTATCAAACAAGGCAAAAAGTAAGAAGAAAGTCAATAAATAAAGGTGGTTTGAGATGATACAAACCATGATACAAAGATGATACAAAGATGATACAAAGTTGATGAGCTTTGTCTATCTTGCAAGATTTTTCCTGCTTTCTATGTTTTTTGGGGGAGAAATGCCATCCACTCATTTTTTGTATCATAGTCTTATGTTTTGAATTACAATAGATTGCGTGTGTGATACAAGATACAAATTGATTTGCCACTTTTACAATGTAGAAAGTTTTTGCTTTCTACATTGTGCAGCATTTCAACACTACACAGTCTTGTTTCTAAGCCCAGAATGTATTACTTTTGCTACCACAAAAACGCTGAGAATGAAAAATATAACCTGCATTTTATATCTACCTCCTTATTTACACGACTATATTGTTAATAAATATGGTGTACCTACGAAATTCCCTAAACACTCCGCCGAAAATGACCTACTATCATACTTATCAGAGCGTCGCCGAGAAATACCACTCCCCCATCGTGGCATCGCAACCTCCATCATACTACCAGACCATCGCTTCAAAAAGCCTGAGTACTATCACCATTTTTCTCGTCGGTCTCATGCAAGGCTTGTTCGATGTCTTGTGCGTAGTCTGAGGATTGACTTATGGGACTGGATGCAAGTACGCAATCTATCTGGACACCCCATCGGAGCGAGTCTTGACAAGTGGTGCTCACACAGAGGCATTAAGGTGGTCAATCGAGAGGCAGTGAGACGATTGTATTATAGATTGCGCGCTGCTCGATAAATATAGACTTAATTACGCACTATATACTTGGTCGCTTGGTCACAGCTGCACTCGACACAAACACATATAGTACGATTTCCACGAGCGGTCGCGAACCACCCCCCGCTGAGGGCGCTCGGTGGATGGATTGGGAGAGATGTCGGATAAAATTTGGTTTATCCGACATCTTTTATCTTTATAATCAGAGGATAAGGTGATTTCGAGAGCGGACAAGTGGAGATAGGTGTTTTTTGCGGTCGTTTGGGGTGATTTTTTTTCGGATTTGAGGTGCTTTTTTACGGATTTGGGGTCGTATTGCCTTGTTTTGAGGTAATACGACCTTGTTTTGAGCTTATATAGGTCTGATTTGATGTCGTTTGGGGGTAGGTCGATCGCGAAAATGTCCACGGTGTTAAATGTAAGCCTATTTTCATCGGGAAAAAGTGTCATTTTTAAGACTGTATATAGAGATTATCTTTGCGGATATGTAAGCAGCTGGTGAGTTAAGACGGCTGCAAGTCCCCCAAAAGAGACGAAAAACTCCAGAAGAAGAGAAGAAAGAATAGGGAAAGGAAGGGATGGAAAAGCAAGGAAGGGACGGAGAGAAAGGAAGGAACGGAAAAGCAAGGAAGGGACGGAACAGAAAGGAAGGAACGGAGAGAAAGGGAAAGGGAAAGGAGAAGGACTGGACAGATAAGAATATGAAAGGACAGAGAAGAATATGAAATACGATCTACATATAGATGGTCCGATAGGATATTGGATTACTGCAGGTGGCGTGCGGTATAGTCTGGAGACCATCACGCACGAGAAGCTGAAGGCAAGGGAAACTAGTGGAGCCGGTGGAGCTGGTGGAGCTAGTGAAAGGAATCCCGAGGTGCATGTGCGTGTGTGCTCTCCTGGTGGGTCGCTGTCGGATGGACTGGCGATTTGCGCGCTGTTTAGGGACCACGGAAATGTGCATGTGCATATCCAAGGGATGACGGCATCGGCAGCGACAGTGCTAGCGATGGGTGCTAGAAGAATCAGTATGTCGCCTGAGTCTGTGATGCTGGTGCATAATGCGTCTTATGTGCTCTTTGAATGGGAACAAGCCAACAAAGAGAAGCTGAGTGAGAAGCAAGCCGAATATGAGGAGATGAAGAAGAACCTCGCTACCCTTGACAGTGTGATGGCTGATTTGTATGCCACTCGCTCGGGTGGAAATCACGATGAGATGGCAGCGCTGATGAAGGAAGAGCGTTGGCTGAGCGCACAGGAGTGTCTTGCACTCGGACTCATCGATGCCATCGATGGAGCAGATGGTGATGACACTGCAGCAGATGGCAGCGCGTCGAGCACAGATGGAATGAGCGCGCAATATAGCGCGGAAAATCGGTTGGTACGTGCTTTCTGCGCTGGTTATCACCTCCCCGATGTGTCGATGGCAAGCACCCCACCCTCTGCTGCGCCCCTGCCAAAAGCAGAAGCGGAGTCCCCCGATCGTAAAAATTTCTGGGCAAAGCTGCTGGGCATCTTTGCCGAGACTAATGAATCCT